CTAGTTTCTTAATACATTACAAATTAAACGACCAACTAAAGATACAAGATGTAGTGTATCGCATTAATTCTATAACTACAAATTTAACAACAGGTAAGTCAACATTAGAACTGATAAACCTTAATGCAGAAGAAATAGTAGAATGATAAAGAATATACTAGAGCTACTTAATAGCAACGAATGGTACGGTGTATCAGAAAATATAGATATTGCCAAAGGCAAGTATAAGGCGGTTAAAGACGCAAAGGAACTTAAACAAACACTAAAACGTACTTACTATGGCGCAAGAAATTCTAATTAGCATAAATGTTGAGTCTGGTGAAGCTAAAGCTAGGGTCAATGATCTAAAAAAGGGTACTGATAACCTTAGTAAATCATTTGGAGTACTAGCGGAGCAAAGCAATAAAAATAAATTTGAGCAGGCATCGCTTAGAGGTGAACAGAAGTTAGCAGCTGCTCAACAGAAGAAGCTCAACTATGAAATGCAGAATGCAGGTAAAATTGCTGCTGTATATGAAATGTCTACTAAAAAGGCAAGCGCAGGAACTAAACAGTTTAGAACACAGGTTGGTCTAAATAATGCTATACTACAAGAAGCAGGAAGAGCAGCGTCTGACCTTAGATTTGGATTTAATGGTGTGGCGAATAACGTTGGTCAGTTAGCTAGTTTATTTGGTTCGCTTATAAACACTAGCGATAATGTAGGTACTTCTCTTAGAAACTTAGCTAATTCTCTCTTAGGTACTGGTGGTATACTTATTGGTGTTCAGCTTTTAATAGCGTATGGAGATAAAATATTCGCATTTTTCTCTGGATCAGCAAAAGAAGCTAGTAAGTTTCAGAAATCTATAGACGAAGCAACCGAAAGCATAGATAAGCAAATAAAGTCATTTGAAAGACTTACTGGCGCAGTACAGAAATATGGAAACATCGGAAAATTAGGTGCTGATGCTAATATGCTTCTAGCTGATTCAGCTTCTATGTTTGCTAAAGCATTAGACGCTATTGAGGAAGGAGCTATATTAACTATTAGAGAAGGTTTCGATAAGACATTTGATCCTGAAAGAACATTAAAGGGTGTGGAAGCCGTTAATGAGCTTAGAGTTAAGTTTGGAGAATTATTAAACATTAGGAGAGAAATAGCTATTGTAGAGGCTAGATTAAACGCAGTTAATGAAGATGGTCAAAAGATTATCCGAGAAGGCTCACAAGGGTTTGTTACGGCTACTAGTAAATTCTTACAACTAACTAGACGAAAAATTGAAATTGAGCAATTGTTCAATTTAGAGGTGGATAAAGGCTCTAAAGTTAGATCTAAGTCACTAAGAATTGCAAATAGAGAATATTTTAACTCATATGAGTTAAGGTTAAAGGATTTTGATAGATATGCTGAAAAAGCATTGAAGAAAGAAGAAACATTCTTAAAAAAGTCTGAAATACAAAATTTAGACATAAGAAAGAAGCAGGCTATAAGGGAATTAGATTTAGCCGCTAGAAATGAGACCGAAAGAGAAAAAGTTCGTTATCAGGCATATATAGAAAGTGTTGAGCTTAGGAAACAAAATCTTCTTGATCAAATAAACAGTAAAGAGTCTGAACTGCTCCTAGAGGCTAAGACTGAAGAAGAAAAGCAAGACATTAGAAATAAAGCTTCTTTAAGAAGGAGTGACATTCTTAATCAATTTGTTTCAGTAGCTACCGAAGCTAATAAGAGGTATTCGCAATCCTTAGATGAGATAAAAAATTCGTTTGCAGATGCCACTATGAGTATTATAGATTCTTATGGTAATATGCAAGACATAATTGTAGAGCAACAAATACTTGACGATTTATCCGCTTTTGGATTAGAGGCTATAAAAGGCATACAAGATAGACTAAAAGCTCAAAGATCAGCTTCCGAAGAAAGGAGCGAGCAGTTAATGATAGAGCAAGCTCTTTTAGATTCACAATATGAATTTGAGCGTAATGCCTTAGATCAGAAAATAAGTCTAGCTAAAGCTGAAGGAGAGGCTTATGAGGCTTTGATTCAGAAAAAGAAAAATTTAGATGCTAGTTATGCAGAGGAAACTGCTGCTATAAATCTGGAAACAGATAGAGTAGTTTTAGCCTCTAAATTAAGCGTTTTTACTGAAACAGCAAATATGCTAGATGCTGCTGCTGCATTAGCGAAAGAAGGTTCTGACTTAGCGAAAGGATTAGCCCTAACGGCATTAGCAACTAACACCGCTGTTAGTATGATTCAAGGATTTAGATTAGCCCAAGAGGCATCGCAGGGTACGGGTCCAGCAGCTCCTTTTATTGCAGCCGCAACATACATACAGCAAATCACAACATTACTAAGTGCCGTGAGTAGAGCTAAAAATATATTAAGTAGTGGTAAAACCGATGGAGTTTCGGCTTCAGCAGCGAGCGCACCAGTACAAGCTCCCAATTTTAACGTAGTAGGTACGTCTTCTGTAGATCAATTGGCGCAAACCGTAGCAGGACAAACAAACGAACCAATAAAAGCATATGTTGTAGGTAAAGACGTTACCAATCAGCAAGAATTTGATAGAAACATAGTAAACACAGCAGGAATATGAGAATAATAGAATTAATTATTGATGAGGAAGCAATGCTTTCAGGAATAGAAGCGATCAGCATAGTTGACCGCCCAGCAATCGAGGAAAAGTTTATCGCATTATCTAAAGAGGATAAGGTAGAGTTAGCTAAGGTTGATGAAGAGAAGCGAGTGCTTATGGGTGCGGCTTTAATTCCAAACAAGAACATTTATCGCCAAAATGAGGATGAAGAATACTATATCTTCTTTTCGGATGATACAGTTCGTCAGGCGTCAGAATTATTTTTAATGCGAGGCAACCAGAATAAATCTACCCTAGAGCATCAGGCAGACCTTCACGGATTATCTGTAGTAGAGTCTTGGATCATAGAAGATGAAACTCACGACAAATCCAGAAAGTATGGAATGAATCTACCAGTAGGTACGTGGATGGTATCTATGAAGGTAAATAATGATGAGGTATGGGAAGACTATGTTAAGACAGGCAAGGTATCTGGATTCTCTATAGAAGGTTACTTTACAGACAGAGTAGAGATGAGTCAGGATGATGAATTAAATAGCCCAGAGGCTATCTCACTATTAGAAGAGATTTCTGACGCATTAGAATCTAGGATGCTTAATCTAGCCTCATATAGCGATTATCCAGACTCTGTGTCAAACAATGCTAAAAGAGCCTTAGAATGGGCGGAAGAGAATGGTTGGGGAAGCTGCGGAACTGCTGTAGGAAAACGTAGAGCCTCCCAGTTAGCAAATAGAGAGGCTATAAGCGTATCTACCATCAAAAGGATGTATAGCTACCTTTCACGCCATAAAGGCGATCTAAAGGCTTCTAAAGGCTATTCTGACGGATGTGGTAAACTGATGTACGATGCGTGGGGTGGAAAATCAGCTTTAAGCTGGTCTGAATCTAAAATTAACTCACTAGATAAGTAATGAAAAGCAGAAGAAGGTATACATACAGCAGAACCAGTAGAAAGGGCGGTAGAAGAGGCTGCTTATGTGCCGATGGGCGAACATATTCGTCTAAGTGCTGTGACGGAAGTTTGCAGGCACAGGGAATAGGAAGCATAACAGGAACTCCTTCTGAAGCTCCAGTTGATCCGCCACCAAACGGTGATTCATACCTACTACTAGAAAATGGAGACTTTATACTACAAGAAAACAACGATAAAATAACTTTATAATGGCAAACAGTAAAATATCAGAATTAACAGCAGTAACAGCTATAAACATTGCAGGAACTGAAGAGATAGCTCTAGTTCAATCTGCAGAAACAAAGAAAACAACATTGGAAGATGTGCAACGATTTGTTGTAAATCATCTAGAGCCGACAACTTTAAGTGTTGTTGCTGGTGGAACTTACGATTTAGGAAATGAAGTTTACGATGAAGCAGAGCTTATTGTTCTTAGTTGGGTTGGCGGAAACGGAAGAGCCACACTTACACTTCCAGATCTAACTTTAGATAAGAACCTAAATAGAACTAAACGTATCATAACCGACTCTAGTTTCTCTAACTCAACCCACGTAGATTTAACACCTTACGGCTCTCAAACATTAGATGGTTCTAACGATGCATTCGACTTAAATAGAGCATATGAAGGCATAAAAGTTTGGGGAAATGGAACTGAATGGTTTATTATACAGCAAAAAGCATAGTTAAAAATCGAACAGACAGCATATTAACAATTACTACTTAAAATTATTCGTAAAATGAACAGTCCAAAAGCAACAACAATTCTAAATGAAATCTTGCAGAAGCTGTCCTCTATTGCAGAACCAGAAAAAGTAGTCGAAGAGACAACTGAATTGGAAGCTGTAACAGAAGAAACTCCTACCGAAGAGGTGGAGGCTGCTGCTGAAGTTGAAGAATCTGTATTAGAAGCTACTGAAGAATTATCTGAAGAAGCTGAACTAGAAACAGAAGAAACACAACTTATGGAAGGTTATGTTACTGAAGAAGCGTTTGCATCTAAGATTGCTGAAATGGAGGCTAAAATGGCTGAAATGGCAAAAATGTTAGATAGCGAAATGGGTTACAAAAGAGAGCTAGAAGAGTTATCTTCTAAAATGGAAAAACTTTCTGCTGAACCTGCTGCTGAAGCAATTAACCACAATCCAGAAGCTGCTACCGAAAAGAAACCAATTTACAATTTCGGAATGCAGAGATCACAAAACACATTAGACAGAGTATTTAACCGATTAAACAATCAAAACTAACCAATAATGGCTACAACTACTTCAATTACAACTACTTATGCTGGTGAATTTGCAGGACAATACGTTGCTGCAGCTTTACTAGAAGCTAATACCCTTGCAAAAGGTGGTATTACAATCAAACCAAATGTTAAATTCAAGGAGGTACTGAAGAAAGTATCTGTTGATGATATCGTAAAAGACGCTTCTTGCGACTTCGATCCTACTTCAACGATTACTCTTACTGAAAGAATCCTTACTCCTGAAGAGCAGCAAGTAAACTTACAAATCTGTAAGAAAGACTTTGCCTCTGACTGGGAAGCTGTACAGATGGGCTACTCTGCTTATCACAATGTACCACCTAGCTTTGCAGACTTTATTTTAGGACACATTGCTGCTAAAGTAGCAGAGCGTACTGAAAAGTCTATCTGGGCTGGATCAACTGCTACAAGCGGACAGTTTGACGGATTCTCTACTTTATTAGCCGCTGATGCTGATCTACCTGCTGCACAAGAAATTGCAGGAGCTACTATCACTTCTTCTAACGTTGTTGCTGAATTAGGCAAGATCGTTGACGCTATTCCAGATACTCTTTACGGAGCTGAAGACCTTTACATCTATGTATCTCAAAACATCGCTAGAGCTTATATTAGAGCTTTAGGTGGATTTGCAGCAGTACAAAATGTAGCAGGAGACGAAAATGTAGGTTCTATCGGAGCTAACGGTGTTGGCGGACAGGGTACTATGTGGTATCAGAACGGTGGATTAGAAATCGATGGTGTAAAAATCTTTGTTGCTAACGGATTAGCAAGCAATGATGCTATCGCCACTACTAAATCTAACTTATTCTTCGGAACAGGCTTAATCGCTGACCACAACGAAGTTAAATTGTTAGATATGGCTGACCTAGACGGAAGTCAAAACGCTAGAATCGTTATGCGATTTACAGCTGGTGTACAGTATGCAAACGTTGAAGATATCGTTACTTACGGTATTCCAAACTCTGCTAACTAGAAATAAACAATAATTCAGAATTAAGGGTGGGTAAGCACATAGCCTACCTGCCCTTTTTTCATTAAACACAAAAAACTATGGCTTGTAATTTAACTCGATCTCGTGCTGAAGCTTGTAAAGATACAGTAGCAGGAATCAAAAAAATATATTTCGCAGACTTCGGAACGTTAGGAACTATCACTTCTGTAGATGACGAAATTACTGATATGACAGGAACAACAGTTGGTGCTGTTGACAATTCTTTAACCTTATTTACTTACGAAGTAAAAGGGAACAACTCATTTGAAACTACTGTTAACGCATCTCGTGATAATGGTACTGTATTCTATGAGCAGGTTCTTAATATTACTTTGAAGAAATTAACCAAAGAAGACCACAAAGAATTGAAATTGTTAGCAGCAGGAAGACCTCACGTATTTATTGTTGACCAGAATGACAATGTATTCTTAATGGGTAAAGAAAATGGTGCTGACGTAACAGCTGGTACTGTTTCTACTGGAAATGCTTTAGGTGACTTTAACGGGTACAACCTAACCTTTACTGCAATGGAAAAAGACCCAGCAAACTTTGTTGAGGTTGATGCTACATCAGCTACTTTCCCTGTGAGTGAAATGGCAGGATTGACTGGAGATGTTGTTATTGGCACACCAACCGCTGTATAACATCAATCAATTTTATAAGAAAAGGGTGTACATTTGTACGCCCTTTTTTTGTACCTTTAAAACAGAATATACGTTTTTAGTTATTTGTTTATGCACATACTAACGACCTCAACAGATACGCAGTCAATTAAGATAGCAGCCAGAAGAGATACTTCTAACCCTATATTTCTATTGACGGATAAAACCAGCAGGACAACGGAGACTATATCGGTTACTAAGACTACTGATGGAGACTTTATGGTGCTTTCTGCGAGCTTTTCTCTCAAAGAAGGTAGTCAATACTCATTTAGAGTAAAAGAAGGCTCTACAGAGCTTTATAGAGGCTTAATATACTGTACAGATCAAACAGAACTGGATAAGTTCTTTATAAATAAAGATGAATATGTATCTCAAACAGGGTACGATAATGACTTTGTAATATTATAATGAAAGAAAAAGAGAAAGATCAGTCTAGTACTGTTCACGTTTTAAAGATGTCCTCTTACACAGCTCCACCAGTAATTGAAACTGCTAGGGGTGAATGGGTAGAGTACGGTGAAGATAACAATTATTTCCAATACCTAATAGACAGGTATAATGGTTCGCCAACAAATAATGCTGCTGTAAACGGTATTTCTGAAATGATATACGGAAGAGGCTTAGAAGCCACTAACAGCGAAGAGAATCCAGAAGCATACACAGCTATGCGTGAGTTGTTTAAAAAGGACTGTATGAAGAAGATTTGCTATGACTATAAAATGATGGGTCAGGCAGCTTTGCAAATAATATACAGTAAAGACCATTCTCGTATTGTGCAGGTAGAGCATATTCCAATCGAAACATTGAGAGCTGAAAAGGCTACTATTGGTAACGTGAAAGGTTACTACTACCACCCTAATTGGCAGGATATGAAAAGGGATGAGAAGCCTAAGCGTATTTCTGCCTTTGGTACTTCTAAAGATGGAATTGAAATTATGTATATCCGACCTTACAAAGCAGGGTTTTACTATTATTCTCCTGTAGACTATCAGGGGGGATTACAGTATGCTGAATTAGAAGAAGAAATTGCTAACTATCACATAAGTAATATACAGAACGGCTTGCAACCTAGTATGTTGATTAACTTCAACAATGGTACTCCGTCAAAGGAGCAGCGAGATGATATAGAGAGAGCTATTTATGAAAAGTTCTCTGGCAGTTCAAATGCAGGTAGATTTATTTTGGCGTTCAATGATAGTAAAGAATTAGCTGCTTCGATAGAGCCAGTTATGCTGAATGACGCTCACCAACAGTACCAATTCCTTTCAGATGAAAGTATGAAGAAGGTTATGGTATCTCACCGTATTGTATCGCCAATGTTGGTAGGGATAAAGGATAACTCTGGACTAGGTAATAACGCACAGGAGTTGGAGACAGCATCTTTACTTATGGATAACACAGTTATTCGTCCTATGCAGGTCACTATTATTGATGGATTGGAAAAGATACTAGAGTACAATGAGATTGACCTAGACCTCTATTTCCAGACTCTACAGCCGCTAGAATTTACTGATCTTACTAATGCACTAACAGATGCTGAAGTAGAGAAGGAGACTGGTGTAAAGCCATCACAGGTACAAAAGGAACAAGAAATTAACGAAGAAATCGAGGAATAATGGCTACAGCACTTTTTATAAAGAGAGAGGATTTAGTGAAAAATACAGCTTTAAGTGGTAATGTAGATACCGATAAGTTTATTCACTTTATTAAATTGGCGCAAGAGATTCATATAAGAAACTTTTTAGGTAGTGATTTATATGATAAGATTAGCGCAGATATAATTGCAAACACCTTAACTGGTGATTATCTAGCTCTAGTTAATGATTATATTCAGGATATGCTAATACACTATGCAATGTCCGAGTACCTTCCATTTGCAGCATATACTATTTCAAATGGTGGTGTTCATAAGCACAGTAGCGAAAGTAGTCAAATTGCTGGTAAAAACGAGATAGATCAGCTTATCGCCAAAGAAAGAGATTATGCTGACTACTACACTAACAGATTTATAGACTATATGAGCTTCAATGCTCCTAGTAAATTCCCTGAATATTTTAGCAACAACAATGAAGAGATATATCCAGATAAGGAAGTAACGTTTAATGGATGGGTGTTATAAAGAAAAGAAAAAAAACAGGTCAATATAAACCAAAGCAGCAGAACGAAATTAAGCTATCTAGTTATATTAGAAAGCAAAAATATGAGCTGGGGGAAAGTATACGAAACAACTAGCTGGGGTCTATTAGTATCTTATATACACATAGGATTTAACAGGGCAGCAGCGTTTGGAACAGCAGTAGTAACAATATTAATAGATAGCGTAAACATACTAATAGATACCATAACAAACAGAATAAACTAATATGGCAACAAATCAACAAAATATAAACATCGGAACAGCGGATAACGCTAATGACGGTGATGTATTAAGAGCAGCGTTTCGTAAGGTACGAAAGATGTTTGCTGAAATATATGGCGATACTGACGCTGAAAACCTAACAGACACCGAAGTAGTTCCATCTACAAACTTTGATACACATATCACAGAGAAGATCCAGGACACAGTTTCAGGGATGTTCTCTAACGGTACTCAAACAAACGTAACGGTAACGTATGATGATGCAGACGGATCAATAGATTTAAACGTAGCCGCTGATATTACAGATGTTAATGCGGGTGACGGTTTAACTGGTGTTAATGAAGATGGAGGAGCTGCTACATTAAATGTTGGCGCAGGCGCAGGTGTTACGGTAAATGCTAATGATATTGCAATCACAACACAGGATTTATTTGTAGATAACATTAACAATAGGGTGGGAATAGGAACGACTTCCCCGTCAGAAGCCCTTGACGTAGACGGTAATATTGTTTCAAATAATTTAATTGTTGCAGACTCAATAATTCACGAAGGAGATACTGATACAAATATATCTTTTACAGATAACCAAATAAGCACAAATGTTGGAGGAGACAAGTCTTTAAAATTTGGTGATAATCGCATATGGTTAGAAGAATCTGATAGTAGTAATTACGCAATGCTTCTAGAAGGAGTTTCATACGGGGCTAGGTTTGCTCTTTTTGGTGAAGGAGATGCCACAATAAGTTTAATAGGTGATGGACCTAGTTATATTAATTCAGGTAACTTAGCTATAGGAAAGACTGATGCTTCTGAAACCCTTGATGTAAACGGTACTATTGCATTTAATTCCTTAAAGGATAGTGAAGAGAACATAACAATCACTAAATTTGTAGATGAGGCTGATACAATAGCATTAAACGATAACGATACTACAATACCTACTAGTGCTGCTGTATCTGCTCACGTAACCTCTGAAATAGCCTCTAATAGTGTTATTGATAGAAATAACAGCTACAAAGTGATCGGATTGACTATGGATTTTGTAAGTAGGGTAAATGACGATGGTGGTGTTGCGGAAGGCACAGAGCAGGTTATGAAAAACACAGAAAAACTAATTCTAGCATAGTATGAGTCTATATAATAAAGCCAGTTTAATAATGACACCTTCTGGCGCTAAAACTGAAAAACTATATTCTATAGTTCCAGAGAACGGTAACGGAGACTTTACTTTTGATAGAAACGAGGGTACTGCAACAAGAGTAAACAAAGATGGACTAATAGAAACAGTAGCAGCAGACGTACCAAGATTAGACTATCCTTTAATAGATGGAGTAGTACAAGACTGTCCTGCACTTCTTTTGGAGCCTGCGAGAACGCAGCTTATAAGTTATAGTGAAGATTTTAGTAATGCAGATTGGACTAAAAATTCATCTACTGTAACACTTGATGAAATAATAAGTCCTGATGGAACACAAAACGCTGCAAAAGTTGAAAGTAGTGCGGATGGTTTAAATTCACGAATAGAGTTTTTTCCTACTGTTAGCGACAATACTACTTACACAGTTTCTATATTTGTAAAGAAAGGGGATTTAAATTATATAAGATTAACTTTAAGAACAAAAGCAGCAGTAAGTGTAGCTGCTGATTATGATATTAATAACGGAAGTATTGGAACTACTTTTTACAACCCTGATGGCACTAATATACAGTATTATGGTAATGGATGGTATAGAGTAAGTATAACAGAAGATGTTAGTAGTGGTGCAAGTTCTGTAAGAGTACAATGTATTTTAGCAAGTAACGACAATAGTGTTGATACAGATGACGGTGCTTATTTGTATATGTGGGGCGCACAAGTAGAAGCAGGTTCTTATCCAACTTCCTATATCCCTAATGACGGAACAACAGCAACCGTTACAAGAAATGCAGACGTATGCAATAGCGCAGGAACAAGTGCAGAGTTTAATGATTCAGAGGGTGTGTTGTTTGCGGAGATAAGTGCATTAACTGATGATGGAACAAGTAGGAGAATATCCATTACAGATGCAATTGGAAATGATTTTTATAATCTTGTATCTATTGAGTTAGATGAAATTTCTGGAGCTGTTAAAGGTATTGTTTCAAGCGGCTCGACAGTAGATGTTTTACAGAGTAGTTTAATTCAAACGATAAATAATAAAATATCATTAAAATACAACTCAAGTTCTATAAGTTTATTTATAAATGGTTTTAAAGTGGAATCTAATAATAGTCCAAATTTACCAAATGGATTAAAAGAATTAACTTTTAGTGATGGAAAAGTTCCTCAAACAAGACCCTTCTACGGAAAAACAAAAGAATTAGCATACTTCAAAGAAGCACTTACCGATAGCGAACTAGAAGCATTAACGTCTTGGGATTCATTTAACGATATGGCAGTAGGACAAGAATATACAATAAGATAATTATGCCATTAACAGAAAGTCTTTACGATAAAGCTAGTTTAATAATGACTCCATCTGGGATTAAAGCAGAAAAACTGTATAGCCAAAAACCATATAGTGGTAATGGTGATTTTACTCACGACAGAAGCACCACAGCTACAAGGGTTAATGCTTTAGGGTATATTGAATCAGTTGAAGCAGATGCGCCTAGATTAGATTATCCTATAATTGATGGAGTAGTACAGGATTCTCCTTCGCTTCTTTTGGAGCCGAGTAAAACAAATCTTGTTACTTATAGTGAGGATTTTACTCAATGGGAAAACACAGGAAGTGAAACCACCGATACTGCCGATGCTGCAATATCGCCTGATGGTTCATTAAATGCCACAAAACTTCAAGAGGCAAACAGCAGCTTTGGCTTTCACAGGTTAAGCAAAACTATCACAGCTTCATCAAATACAGATTATGCTTTAAGTATTTTTGCTAAAAAAGGAACACAACAATATGTACAGCTGTTACTACTGTACACAGGTAATTCTGATACAGCGAGTAAGGTTTTTGATTTAGAAAATGGTACACTTGGCGAAACAATTACACACGGCACAGCAACTCTTACAGATTCTAAAATAGAAGATTTTGGTAATGGGTGGTATAGATGTACAATTATAGCACAATTATCAACTGCACCAAACAGATTTAGGATAAATTTAGCTAATGCTGCCACAGGTAATACTAAAAGTTTAGGTATGGTACAATACACAGGAAACAGTAGTGGAAACATATATTTATGGGGAGCACAACTCGAAGAAGGAAGCTATCCAACAAGCTATATACCCACTTCTGGTTCAGCAGTTACAAGAGCAGCAGATGTAGCTAACGGTGCAGGAAACGCACAAGTATTTAATGACAGCGAGGGAGTGTTGTATGCTGAATTAAAGATAATACAAGGTAATACAACATCTTCACGAATATCTATATCAGATGGTTCTGCCGATAACAGGATAATGTTTGAAGACCACCCATCAGATTATAGATTAAGAGCCTTTTCGGAGGGGAGTGGGTCCGTAACACAGCTTCTTAATGTAACAGATGCTTCTATAACAAATCAATATTTTAAAATAGCTATCAAATGGAATGTGGCTAACAGTAGTGTTTATATAAATGGATATAATAAATCAACCGCAACAGGTTTAGGTGATATGACAGGTCTAAACACTTTACAATTTCAAAGTGCAACAGGAGTTTTGGACTTCTACGGAAAAATAAAAGAAGTTGTAGTATTCAACGAAGCACTTACAGATGAAGAATTACAACAATTAACAACATAATATGGCAAATACATTTAAATTTGGTAATAAGAATTGGGCGGTAAAAAAGG